GAAGTCCAAAACTCGCTTGTAATGGAGTAACAAGAGATGGCTTTCGAGAGTGCAGAGATTGACCCAGTGAAATACGGAGTTTTGTGGGAGCGCGTTCAGAATTACGAGCGCCGCTTCGATGAAATGTCCAACAAAATGGACAAGATGGAAGCCAACGTCGAAAAGCTGGTGGCCCTTGCCAACCAAGGGCGCGGCGGCTTCTGGGCTGGAATGGCCTTTGTTTCATTTGTCTCCAGCGCCATAGGGTTTGCCCTAAGTTGGCTCAAGGGTCACTGAGATGTACAGCCTTGGTGTCCGATCTAAAGCGCGACTCAAGGGCGTTCATCCCGATCTGGTCAAAGTGGTCGAAAGGGCCATTCAACTGACGACAGTGGACTTCACCGTGCTTGAAGGTGTCCGCGATGCGGTTCGCCAAAAAAAGCTGGTGGAGTCGGGAGCCAGTCAGACCATGAACTCGCGCCACATCCCCGGTGCCGATGGGTTCGCCAAAGCAGTCGATCTGGGCGCGTGGGTTGACGATCAGGTTGACTGGTCATGGCCGCTGTACCACAAGATCAACGCCGCCATGCAAGAGGCATCCAAACAGGTCGGTGTGCCAATCGAGTGGGGCGGCAATTGGACAAAGTTTAAAGACGGACCGCACTTCCAGTTGCCCCGCAAGGAGTACCCGTAATGGACCCGCTAACCATACTCGCAGCCCTTGGCCCGTTGGCCGTTGACTTAGGGAAATCCCTGATCGGCAGGTTCATCCAGACCGACACCTACAAGCCTGTGAACGTGGACGAGTACGTCAAGATGCGCCAGCTTGATCTGGACATGTTCAAGGCGATGAACGATGCAGGGGGCACCAACCCCTCATACCCGTGGGTTGAGGCTGCTGTGCGCTTGATGCGCCCTGCTGTCGGGGTCATTGTGCTGGGTACTTGGGCCTACCTCAAGATCAACAGCATCGACAGTGAGTCCGTGGACAACTTTGCCGGTGCCGTTGGGTTCTATCTGTTCGGTGACCGCACCCTGTTCTACGCTCGCAAGACCAAGTAAGCCAGCAGGGGCCACACGGTCAGGCCGATCAAGGCCATTAGCATCCAGTACGCCAGCCGTCTGAGTTGGTCACGCCAGATGCTCGGCGGCAGCGGATCAGCGGTTTTCATACGCTGCCCAACCCTCGCCACCCGGACCGGACAATCCCGGCCTTGGTTGCAGTTCCCGTAATCGTCGCAGCAGTTGGTCATCTCGAATCCTTTCTTCGGTTGAAAATCGGTGCAAGTTTGCACACTCGTAGCGGCGCGTCACCACACCGTCTGTCTTGCGTGTCCGGGTTTCCTTGACCGAGGTCCACGCGCTGCACACTGGGCAAGTAATGCTCATGCTGCTCTCCAGTGCATTCCCAAATTGAACACGCTGTTCATGGTGGTGCGCGACTTCAGCCGTGCATAGTACCGGCGCTTGACGGCATTCTGGTCAGCCTTGGGCTTCTTGGCGTCAGGCTTATCACCCATCGCAAAGACAGCCCGAGGGTAGGTGCGGGCACCATCGTGATCGTCGATGTACCGCACGACATAGATGCGCTTGATTCCGGCCTTGGTGCGCTTGTTCATGCGGTTCAGCACGGCGTGGGCATCGTATCGGGTGATGTCCAGATACTCGGCCAACTCCATTGCAGTGATCTCGCCAAACTCGACAATGGCGGCAGTGGTATCAATGACCCGCTGCCCACGGTTCAAACTGCTCAAAATGGTGCCTCCGGTAGCTGATCACGCTGCTGGCGCTGGTACTCGGACTCCTGCTGTGGAGTCCAAGGCACCGGGCCACCCGGGGGAGGAAAGGGCCATGTGTTCATAAACCCATCTGCTTGAGTGCAGCCTGAAGACCAGCCAGTCCACCGACACGCTGACCGTTGATGAATATCTGGGGCATCTGGCGGGCTTCGGGGTGGTCCGCAAGAAATATCTGACCGATCATTGTGTTTTCGACATCAAACTCACGGTACTCCAGATCTTTGGACTTCAGCAGCGCCTTGGCCGTGACGCAGTTGGGGCACTGCGACTTGGTGTAGATCACGATGTTCATTGTTTATTCCTGCGGTCATTGCGTTGACGATCTCGAACACTGAGCCACCACATCGCAAGTGGAAAAACGATAACCGTGCCCACCACGGCCAGAATCAACTTCAGTGTGAGATAGGTTTCAAAGTCAATCATGTGTTCCCCTTAATGCCGTGGGCGGCTTCGATGGCTCTGGCAAGCGCAAACACGCCACTCACCTCATAGCCTTCGGGTTGATAGAAAAGATGCTTGTCTGCCAACTTCCGCAAGTCCTCATCCGTCAGCGGCTTGCTTTGTGCTGGTGGGGATGTGTAAAGCTTGTCGCCGACTTTCACTCTGCATTTATGCATGACAATAACGGTTGCCTTACTAGGGTCGGCCCATACCTCTTGCACTTCTGCCACAGGCTCCTGCTGTGCCCCACAATCACACTTTCCAACAGGATAAGCGGGCGCGTTATGAACGGCACAACCGCTTGCGTGTAATGTCTTCTGGCAAGCCGGACATTGACAACTTATTGACTGCTCTGCCAGTGCTTCAAGGGCAGTGATCGCCTCGCAAACTTGATCATAAGGGTTTTGCTCATGGCTGCGATAGCCAAAAGTGTTTCCATAGCGTTTCATGCGTTTCAACGCGTCCAGCGCCAGCTTCATTGCTTCGCGGCTCATGCTGCCTCCGTAGCGTTGTGCAGATAGGCCGTCAGGCGCTTGATCTGGGCTTCGCGATACTTGCACATGGAGTCGGCATATTCACGCGCTGTCTGGGCCTCCAGCAGCCTGCGCTTGCTGTCCTCCAACTCGCGCAGTGCCAGTGCTTCGGCGCTTGGTGTTGCGTACACGTTCTTCACCCAGTTGATTGCTTCTCGGATCATTACATTTACTCCAGTGGTTGATGTGCAACAAGTGTATCACACTTTTAATAGAGGCCGTCAAGCACTGGCGGCTGATAATTTGGACCCTTTTTGATCTTGCCGTTGGCGTCACGAATGGGCTGGCCGTTGTGGTCGAACTTGGACCAGTTGCTTGCGTTCACCCGATCACAGGCCACAGCGCCCTTCATGCCTGCGCAGTGGGCCGCGCCGATGCCGGTGACCACCTGATCAGCAATGCTGTCAAGAAACTCGTTGCGGTCATTGATGGTGGCTTTGAGTTCGTTGATCTTGAGCATCTTTGACAGCGCGTAAATGTGCAACCGCACATCAGTCCACAACTCCTCATCGTTGGTGTCGATGGATCGCATCATCTCCTCGATCTCCTCGAAGTGGCATCCAAGCTGCACGTTGAAGTCGGCTGCGGTGGGTTCTGGGCGGGCACGTTTGTGCCAGAGTTCGATTGCTTCAGTGCTCATGTTCATACTCCTTTGGATTGACGATACTGCTTGACTGCGTTTCGCAGCCCAGCTTGGGTTGATGCTTTCTCATCGAGTGCCAGTGCCTGCGCTTGATCCAGTGTGTCTTGCATCAGGATGCGGTGGCACATCACTGGTGCCCCTTGGCCTTGGCGGCGCACCCGAGCGTTGAACTGCTCGTACAGGTCCAGCGACCAGTTGAGGCCATACCACACGAGGATGTGGCCGTTCTTCTGCAAGCCGTCAATGCCGTGACCCATGCTGGCCGGGTGGCCGATCATGAGTTGGCAGTCGCCCGTCTTCCAGCGGTGCATGGCGTTGGTCAACGATGCCTCGGTCTTGCACTCGGTCAGGTTGATGGGCCGCAGGTCTTTGAATTTCTCCATGATGCGGGCAGCGTCTGACCGGTACGCATAGGCGCACAGGATGGGCGACCCTTGCGCCTCGTCGATGATGTCCTCCAGCGCGTCCAGCTTCATGTCATGCACCGGCTCCCACAGCGGCATCCCGGCGATGGGGTACATGGCTCCGTTGGAAAACTGCAAGCACTTGTTGGTGAGAGCCGCTTGGTTGAACGCCTCGATCTCTTTGCCGCTGTCAAGCACCATGAAGAACTCTTTTTCCAGCCTGTCGTACTTGGCCCGCAACTCGTCAGGCATCTCGATCTCGACGTTGTTGATGATCAGGTCCGGCAACGGGTTGTAGTCCTCGGCTGACATCTCAAGCGTAATGTCCCCGATCAGCTTCTTGATCGTATCCTCGGTGTCCTCATACGGCACCTCTTTGTACGGTCCGACCTTCTTGTAGAACCGGGTCTTGAACTGCGTCTTGCTGGTGCCCAGACGCTCACCCCTGTCCACCACGAGGAACTGACCGTGCAGGTCTTTGTACCCGTTGCTGGCCGGGGTGCCGGTCAAGCCCGTGGTCCAGTCGAACTGGTCAGCGATCTTGCGAAACGCCTTGACCCGGTTCGTAGCGCTGTTCTTCATCTTGCTAATCTCATCCCAGATGATTCCGTTGAACGGCATCGGGCGATCCTTCTTGACGAAGTAGGTCTGGAGCGTTTCGGCAAGCCAGCCGAGTACGTCATAGTTCACCAAGTAAATGTCAGCAGGGCGCAGCAGTGCGCGGGTGCGTTGATCTTTGGTGCCCGTCACCAGACTAAATTTCAACCCGCTTGTCTGTGACCACTTGGCCGCTTCCTGACGCCACACAAGACGAATTACTCGAATGGGTGCAACGATAATCGCACCCCGCAAGAATCCAGTCTTGATGAGGTGAGCCACGCTTGTAAGTGTAATGACTGTCTTTCCCAATCCCATATCTAACCAAAGCATTGAGTTAGAGTGAGTGCATTGAAAATTGACGGCTTTTTTCTGGTAGTCGTGAAGAAGATCAGGTGTCAGCATGTCGAATCCATCTGTATCCGGCACACTTGCCGTTTCGATTAACAGCAGACCAAATAGCATTGGTTGTTACACCAAGTAATTTGGCAGCGTCTGCACCACTGCGAAATGACATTACTAATTCACCATCATCGTCAACCGCAATCACTTTAAGCTCGTGTGGCGTTCTGCGTCCATTGCTCCGATAACCGTGAGCAATGTTTTCAGAATATGTTGCCCACTCCAGATTCTCAAGTCGATTGTCTTTAGGGTTGCCGTTCTTGTGGTTTACAAGTGGCTTTTCGTCAGGGTTTTCCAAAAAAGCAAGTGCAACCAGTCGATGCACGTACATGCTTTTAGGCTTTCCCTTACCTCGACACAACCCAACTGTTAAATGACCAGTTGGAATTGATCCGGGTTTGAGGATTTGCGCTTTGCGGCGCACTTGCCCCTGTGCGTTGACCTCGTACATGTCGAAGCCCTCAATGTCACGCCATTCGGTCAGCACAGGCGGGCCTCAATCATTTGCAGCATGAGGTTGATGGTTGACTTGCCCATCTCCACGTTGTCCACCACGAACACGTTGATCTGGTGCTGGCGCATCCTGTTGTGTTCACGCTCTTGCGCAGGCGTGGGCTTTTGCCCCTCGCGCTTGAACTCGATGAAGAACACGCGACCCTTGTAGATGAACATGCGATCAGGCACAGCGGCACGAGCAGGGCTGGTGAACTTGTAGACACCCAGCCCGAGTTCTTTGGCGTAATCGCAGACCTTGGCTTCAATCTGTTTTTCGAGCACGGCGGTTCTCCAGTTCGATCAGCAACTCAATGTAGTGCTTGGCCTTCTCCAGATCAGCCATCCCGTTTTTCTTGCGCCAGCGTGAGATGTACTTGACCACGTTGCCCTCCATGTACCCCATCGCGTTGGCGTGGATGTACTCGATGGGCTGAATCGGCAAGTCCTTGTAATGGTTGCCGTCCACTTGCTTTTCCAATGCGTTCTGTGTCATTTTCTTGTTCCATTCTTCAAGTTCTTCAGGGGTTACTTCAATCACGTGCGCCGGTTGTTTTTTAAGTGTGCTCATGTAGCATCTAGCTTGATGAGAACAATCGTTGCAGCATCGCTCTGCCGCATTGTTTAAATTAAAGTCGCCATAGCAGACAGGTTCACTTACGCCAAACCCAAACATAGCTTCTCCACTTCCTTGATGTAATAGTCGAAATCGACAGGCAGCTTGCCTGCGTCCTTGATGTCGTTGCAGGGCTGGACACCCCAACCACTCTCAACGGCAAACTTACGCCACTGACCGGGCTTCTTTGCCAGCGGTGGCATGTACTTGACCAACTGCCCGCCACCCTTTGCCACGTAGTAGCGCGTGATGTTCTGAAGCTGTGAGGTCACGCCGTCACGCTCGATGCCCAAGTGACTGCTGCGGGGCACCTTGGTGCGCAGCATGAAGTCCATGATCTCCGGCCACTGCTCGACTGTCTCGCGGATGGGTGCACCATCGACCAGCACCTTCTCGGCCACCTTGGCGATTACGAGTCCACCAGCGTTCTGGTGCCACTCCATGTCGTACTCGTAAGCACCCTTGCGCTTGGTGCTGCCGTTTTCAAACACGCCGATGTAGTTGTTGACATCGCGCACCATCATGGCCTTGTAGACAGCTTCTTCGAGGTTCAGACCGGTGCGCGACTGCCATGCAGCGCGGGCCAGATCAACCAGCATCTTGTGGCTGCGGGGCACACGCACAGTCAGGCCATCGGTGTTGACTTGGATCAGGCGCAGACCGGGGATGTGCATCAGCCCCTCGGCCAGCAGGCACAGCAGCAGTTGACCGTTGAGCGTGATGCTCATGGTGAACAGCGGGTCGTAGAAGACAGAGAACTGGTTGTTGCTGTCGCCGTACACACCGTTCAATGCGAGTTTGAGCATCGCGCTTTCTGCTGACTTCTTGGGGTATGACTTGCGTTGCTCGAACAGGTACTTGTAGATGCTGACAAACTCTTTTCCGAGATGGGCCGGGTGAAACCCATTCGTGATTGCCAGATTTGGATAGTATGAAGTGACATCCAAGTCCACGATGACGTGCTCACCGTCAGACTCGATGACCTCAGACTCGACGGAGCCGTGGATGCCTCCAAGGCCGAAGACAAAAGTGAATCCATTGACTGTTGCTGTGAGGTCCGTGAAGACCCCTTTGGTTTCGGTGATGGTCTGAGCCTTGAGCCAGTTCATCACCCGGTTAAATTCAGGGTGCTCGAAGTTGATCCACGGCAGGATGGCATCCTTGAGATGGATCACTGGGCGCTTGGTCTGCCGGGGTGTGCGGCCATTCGGGCCGAAGTCGTAGCAGGCGACACCGGCTTCTTCCAGCTTCATGGTGAAGTAGTCTTTGCCGATCTTGGTGTCGTTGTGGTTCATGAAGTCCCGGGCGTACTTGCGCGTCAGTTCTTCACGGAAGTGGATCATGTCAAGCGAGTGGTGATAGAACGCCTTGGTCTGCGCTACATCGTGCTTGTTGTACTGCTTGAGCACTTCGATCTGCTCACGGTTCAGCACGGTGCCCACCGGGAACGGCAGGTCTTCAATGCTGGCGCTGCGCATGTTGAACTCCAGCACCTTCAGGCTGGTGGCTCGTGCCTTGTTGTCGAAGTGGTGAATCTTGAACAGGTCGATCTGCGTGACGAACTGGTCAGACGGTTTGACCGAGTGCATCCAGCGGCCACCATCTTCGTCCTGCGCGTGGATGATCGCCATCGCCTTCTGGTACAGCGTGTTGGCGTCACTTTGACCCATGCGGATCAGGGTGTGGATCACAGGGTAATCGAACCCCAAGTTGTTAAAGCCGACCATGCGTGAGTCGGTTTCCTTGAGGAACTGGAGGAACTCAACGATCTGACGACTGTCGTTGCGTAGGTCACTGATCTCGAACATCCAGTGCAGAGGTGCTTCTGCGTGTTCCACTGCCAGCGTGAACACGTTGGGATAGGTTTCGATGTCGAAGACATAATCGTTACTCATGATTTACTCCGCAGCCAAGATGGCAAATGCTGCCGCGACTTGGAGCGGGACTTGACCGTTTCCGATTGCTTTAAGGCGGTGTGGTTGATGGGCCACCCCATTAGCCACTCGACCCATTGCGGGTTCAGTTTCCCACCAGCCTTGGCTGACAGCGTGGGTGTGTTGCGAGTGTGTTCCGCTGGGTATCCCCCTTCTCGGGAATTGTGTGCTGTCGGCGTAGGCCAATGCAAACCATCTGTCTCTGTGATGCGGTGCCCCGACATCGGATGCTCGTATGCACAACCATCGAGTGTCATACCCCAAGATGGCCAAGTCTTTGACAACCGTTTCAAGTCCGTTGCTTTTAATTGCGGCGACATTTTCCAAGAAGATGATCCGTGGTTTAACTGTGCCAGCAATACGCAAGACTTCTCGGTAAAGCCCAGAGCGGGTTCCTTCGCCGACACCAGCTTGTTTTCCAGCAGTGCTAATGTCTTGGCAAGGGAATCCCGCATGGATGCAATCCACACTTCCGGTGTATTCAGATGGGTCGAAGTCTCGGACATCGCCTTCCCAGACAACCAATCCGGGAAACCATCCTTCGGCTGCCCGCTCTCTAAGGACTTGGCAAGGGTAGGGTTCCCATTCGACTGCAACCACTGGGGTATGTCCAAGAATGAGGTCTGCGAGGAGGCCGCCTCCGGCTCCTGCAAAAAGGTGCATGGTTCGCATGTCATTACCATTACGGTTACTCATAGTTGTACCCAGTGAGATTCGAACTCACGGAGTTCCAAGCATTGCTCATGACAGCCCTTGAAACTCTTTAGTCATGTCACCAATAGACCAGACTCTGGCATGGGTACGATTCAATTACTGACCAAAGAACGATGGCAGACCAGCAGGTGCTGCGAACGGTGCAGCAGGCATAGCGGCAGCAGGAGGGGCAAACATGCCAGCGGGAGCACCAGCCACAGCGCCGAACAAGTTTGATGCGTCCACGTTTGCTTCACCGAACGGCGTGTCATCACCAGCGAACTGGACAGCGATCAAGTCGCAGCGGATGCCACGGCCATGCTTGTTGTCTTGCGGCCAAGGCTTGACGGCAGCGTTGACACGGCAACCACCGTACATTTTGCGGGCAAGCTGCTGGTAGGCCATCGTGTTAGTCGGGTCAATGGGTGTACCGTCGGCTTGGATCATCTGAGGCGCGGTGTCCCGGCCTGCGGTGATGAACACATGGCCTGCGTAGCCATCGTAGGGTTGGAAGGTCTTCTTGTTGACCTTCTCCTCGCCACGACCGAAGCAGCGGGTCTTGCGATCCTGCTGGATCATGCCCATGACAGCTTGAGCGTGTTCCTTCCACTTCTCCAGTGCCAAGGCACCGTAGCGGGCCATGAACTGCTGAAAGCCGGGGTGCTCTTGGGGCATGATGAACTCGCAGTTGTACGAGATGCGTTCCTTGCCGGTGGCTTCATTCATCTGGCGCTGTGGTTCAGCGAGGTGGGGGAAGGACAGACGGACGTTCGACAAAAAGATGATTTCAGACATTACATTTACTCCAGTTTAAGAAAGCCACGAGGGCAGGGATTCGGCAGCGGGTGCTGCTTCTACTGCACTGAACATCGGTGCAGCATTCATGATGACAGCCTGACGGCCATCAGATTCGGGAGCCACGGTCAGTTTGCCCGCCAGCTTGCTGACGTACTCTTGATCCATGCGTTTGAGTTGACGCTCGGTCAACGACACCTTAGTGCCGTCACGCTTTTCCCACGTCAGCTTCTCAGCTTTGGCAGGGGTGACGAGTTTGGTTTCGTAGACAGCGGACTTGGGGATGCCCATCTTGATCAGCTTCTCGGCCATCTCCTCCTCGGGCAAAGCCCAAGCACGAGAACCACGACCGTGAACCAGCTTGAGGCCGGGGATCGAGATGCCTGACTCCATGCGGCGCATGGCTTCTTTTTCCACAGCTTCGAGGAGTTGGCGCATCAGGGGTGCGGCTTCCATGATCTGACGAATCTGGGCATCGTCCATCTGGGCCGGGTCTTTGTCGGCACTTTGCTGTGCGACATCGAGCGTTTCGGTTACGACTGGCTGGAACATGATTCCTACCTCCTTCATTACGTTACCTGCCAGCGCGGCGCATGAGCCTTTGGCGCGGCAGAATTTACATTGACTTTCGCCCGGGACAAGCGGTGCATCCGGTTTGTCGGTGGCAGCAGCTTGCGAAATGATTGTACCCATGTTCGCCATCAAATCACGCACAGAAACTTCGTACGATGTGATCTTAGGCATCCCACGCAGCGCCAGCTTGGGCTGGATGATGGTCATCTTCACATACTTGAACGGGTAGTCACCATTAACAGGCAGCTTGTAGCTTGCCAGCACCCCGTAGGCGTACTGTTCAAGCTGCATGTTGCCTTCGGCTGTCACCACACCCATGCCGTCCTTGTAGTCGATCAACTCAAGGATGTCAGCACCGATGATCTGGCAGTCCACAGTGCCCGACAAGTCATCACGACCTAGCAGGAAAGCAGGGTCTACCCTTTGCTCAGAGATGACTGGCAACAAGCCACCCATCGAACGCTCACGGATGTACTCGATGGCCGACTTGACCCGTGCAGCACGGTCAGCGTCCACCTTGAACTCACCCTCGTGATCGGTGAAGGTTTCCCCCACCTGATCCATCGGGTCCGACAAGCCGTTCTTGATGCAGTGCTCCAGCAGCGTGTGGCTGTGGGTACCATCGGCAGCAGCGGGGCCGCTACCGGTGTCAGGGTACTTGGCCTCCTCTCGAATGCTGCCGGGGCACAAGGCCCAGCGGCTGCGCTTCGATGGGGACAGCTTGGCGTGATCGCTCACTTCAGTGCCTCAACGCCAGCGTGGAGTTGACCGTAGTGCTCGGGCTTCACATCGTTGATGTTCTGGTAACCCAGACCAGTCAAGACGCCTTGAATCATGGCACCCTTTTGTGGACCGAGTGCTTTGTATGCACCCATCACGTAGTCGATCAGACCTTTGGGGTCAGAGAACGGTGCGCCTGTGGGAGCAAGTGCTGGCGCTGGGGCCACGAATGTGGGAGGCGCTGGCATGGCCGGGGCAGCAGCCACGGGTGCAGGCGCAGGTGCTGCAACAGGAGCAGCGGCCACTGGCGCAGGGGCAGCTTGTACCACAGGGGCTGGTGTTGGCGCAACAGGTGCGGGTGCTGCTACATTGCCAGCTTGCAGTTGTGCGGTCAGGGCGACCACGGCAGCGGTCAGGGCTTCAATCTTGGCTTCGAGTGACATAAAGTTTCTCCAGAGGGTTACGGTTTACAGGGGGTTGAATTGTGAGGCGGTCTTCGACGAAAGCCTCGACGATTTCACGGTGCACTTCGCTCGGTGTCCCGATCTTCCGTGCCTTGGCGTGAAACTTGGTGCGTGTTGTGTCTGTCACTCGGACAGTCATGAACGCTGATTTGGGTGGTTGTGGCATAAATAATTTCCTTGACCGATGACGCAGTGTAGCACAATCCGTGATACGATTGTCAAACAGTTTGAAATTATTTTTGAAAAAGAAAAGCCCCGGTGGTTAGACCGAGGCTTTAAAGGAGAAGCTCTGTGAACAAAGTGTCGGCAACTGCAATCACCAACGAGGTTATTCTATGACAGCGCCCCAGACAGTGCAACAGCACCCGGCATCAGTCGATGCGTACATCAGACACGGCTGGAGCCTTGTCCCGATCCCAGCCAACACCAAGGGGCCACGCACCCCCGGCTGGAACCTCAAACAGAACGCCCTCAAGTCCCAAGGCGACCTGCCCCTTGGCTACGGCATCGGCTTGGCCCATGCGTACAGCGGCACGATGGCCTTGGACATCGACAACTGGACCGTCACCACCAGCCTGCTGGCCGAGCATGGCGTGGACCTGCAAGCCCTCTACGATGCGCCTGACGCCGTGGTCATCAACTCGGGCAAGCCGGGGCACGGCAAGCTGCTCTACACGATGCCCTTCGGCGCTGCCCTGCCCTCCAAAAAGATCATGCACGGCGGCATCACGGCGTACGAACTGCGCTGCGCCACCGTGAGCGGCGTCACGGTGCAGGACGTGCTGCCCCCGTCGATCCACCCCGAGACACGCCAGCCCTACCAGTGGGCAGGTCGGGGCCACTGGACCCGTATCCCGGTCATCCCCCAGCCCCTGCTCGACTTGTGGAATGGTATGTTGTCGCAGGACAAGGAGCGCACCATCGCCACGGACGGCACGATTGATGCCTCGTGGGAGGAGATCAAGCAAGCCCTCGAAGCTGTGCCCGCTGACTGCACCCGTGACGAGTGGGTCAGCATCGGCATGGCCCTGCACTGGGCAGGCACCCAGACCGATCAACTCAGTCAAGCCCTGCAACTGTGGAACGA